ATTTCTAAAATGCCTAAAGATTTTGGTGGTGCAAAATGTCCTAAATTTAATTTAGTAGGACCTGTTGAATGGAACAATTTAGAATTAGCACAAAACATTGCTAACGCCCAAAATAAAGAACTAAAATATGAAATGGTAGACTTTCACAGTAGTAGACCAGGACACGATTTAAGATACGCATTAGACGGTAGTTTAATGAAAGAACTAGGTTGGGAACCTAAAGTTTCTATTGAAGAAAGAATTAAACAAGTTGTACAATGGACACTTGACAATGAAAGGTGGTTAAAGTCATAATGAAACAAGTAAAAGGATGGTGGTTGCCTGATAGTGATACTCACTTTTCAGACTATATGACCGAAGAAGGTTATCAAGTTAAACAAAGAACTGAAATATTAAAACAAGTTAGATTAAGAAAACCTATAACAGCAAGTTGTATAGATGTAGGTTCACACGTAGGATTTTGGGCAAAAGATTTAACTGAACAGTTTAAACACGTATATGCTTTTGATCCTATACCTGAAGTAAGAGAATGCTTTGTAAAGAATATAACAAAAGATAATTACACGTTGTATCCATATGGATTAGGTAATGAAACAACATCTAAAAAAGTTTTATGGTCGCCTGAAGAAACTGGTAACACACACGTAAGTGAACAAGGTAATTTAGAAATAGAGATTAAAAGATTAGACGACTTTGATTTATTTCCTATAGATTATATAAAAATAGATGCTGAAGGATATGAAATAGAAGTCTGTAAAGGTGCAAGTGAATTAATTAAGAGAGATAAACCATTAATACACGTAGAGGCAAAAGATAAAGTATTAGTTAAACAAGGATTAACAAGAAACGATATACAAAACTTCTTTGCTAGTATTAATTATAAACAAATATTAAAGATTAAATCAGAATTACTTTATGCACCTGTATGATTATAACTCACAAACTTGCTAAAAAAGATTGTTTATCACATCAAATCTTTCCTGCTATAGAAAAAGGTTGGAAAGATGAAGATAAACCTATACACTTTTTTTGGGGTTTAGGTGGTGATAATGCCAATCAGATTAGACAATGTATGGCAAACAAAGAAGAATGGTGGTTTATTGATACAGGTTATTTAACACAACAAATAACAAGATACCCTAGTCCTATTATACACGATAAAGATAAAACATATTTTAGAATATGTAAAGGTGGTTTTCATACTAATTTAGGTAAAGTTGGTGATGGACATAGATTAGAAGTATTAAGAGCAAAAGGTATTGACGTAGAATTTAAAGGTTGGTATACAGGTGATACAAAACATATATTACTTTGTCCTTCATCACAAACTGTAACATATCACATCAATGGTATATCACAAGACGAATGGGTAAAAACAGCAATACAAGAGATACGAAAACATACAGACAGAAAGATTGTTTTTAGAAATAAACCTAGACCTAATAACGAATGGTGGGGTACAGATATTAAAAAAGATTTAAAAGATTGCCACGCACTTGTAACTAATATGAGTTTATCAGCCTTTGACGCATTATTAAATATGGTTCCTGTATTTGCAGAAGGACATAGTGTTATGGGTCCTGTAACAAGTAGAGATATAAGTAAGATAGAAAAACCATTAAGACCTGGTCGTAAGACTATGGAAGAGTGGTTAAAGTTTGTTGCAGAAAATCAGTTTACTATTAAAGAAATGGAAAACGGTACAGCATATAAGATACTAAAAGAACAAAATGAAAATTAGATATTATCAAAACTTAAATGGTATAAGATGGTTAGGTTTTATACTAGCAATGATAAGTGTTTTTATCTTATCAAATGCCAATGTAGAAACTCAATGGTTAGGTTGGGCAATAGGTTGTGTAAGTTGTACTATATGGGTTGCAGTAGGTTTTAAAGATAGAGATATACCTAGAACTCTTATGGAACTATGTTATCTATTATTAGGATTAAGGGCAGTATGGAACTGGTTAATGTAGTATGTTTATATTGGGGCAACAAGTATAAAACTGATTACGTAAAAGTCCTATACAGTATGGTTCAAAGACATTTAACCATACCACATAAGTTTATCATTTATACAGATCACGTAAAAATGCACAAGTTGGTGCCAGGTGATAATGTAGAGGTAAGAAAGTTACCATTTCATACATACGAGGGTTGGTGGAACAAACTCACATTGTTTAGTCCAGAAGCAAATCTACAAGGTACTTGTTTCTACCTAGATTTAGATGTTGTGATATTAGAAAATATTAATTGTTTTATTGAATACGAAACAGATACAAAGTTTGTAGGTATGAATGATTTTAATAAAACAACTAAACTATTTAATTCTAGTGTGATGAGATTTAACAATGATATTATGACAAAATACGTATGGCAAGAATATCAGAAAGACAAAAAGACTTTTGATAGATTACAAGGCGATCAAAATGTCATATCACAAACAATCAAAAGAACACCTTACTATAAATCATATCCTGATGAATGGACTTTTTCAGCAAAATGGTTTGATAGAGAATCACCTAGGTTTCATAAAGAAAAATGGACACTTGAAAGAAAGAGTGGTACTAAAATCGCAGTATTTCACGGTAAACCTAATCCACACGAATTAGTTGATTTACACCCACACGAATCATATGATAAAAATACCATAGAATGGGTCAAAAATCACTGGAAATAGTGGGTGTTCTTGTTTTGTTCTATTTAATAGATCAAAAAAGTCAATAAAATCAACATAAATTAACGCTTGACTTTTATTATAGGTATGATACTATAATAGTATGAAAACGGTTGATGTATTTTGTTTTTTCTCTTACTTTCTGTTAACATTGACCGTTTTCTACAGAATTTTTTACTTGACAATGACTAAAAATTATGATATTATTAACTATAACAAAGGAGAACACTATGTCAAAAACTAAACAATGGGCTGAAGACACAGCAACAAATCAAGTAGATGAAATATTAAAATCACTTAAAGGTGGTAATATTGACGAAGACAAGGCTCAAAAAGAAATACTTAATATTGAGAATATTGCAATGACAGGTATTGATGAGAACAATGTCGGTGACGTAACATATGAGGCACTTAATGGATAAGTTAACTAAAAATAATACTGTACATTTAGTTTATGGTAGAGAATACCAGGACACAGATGACAAATACGATCAATTTTTTTACAGTTACAATACCATTTTTAGAAATGTACCATTAAAATATTTAAATTTACTATTAAGAAATAAAGATAAAATTAAAAACTATTGTGATAAAAATTACAATGAATCTGCTACTAACTTTGTAGGCAGTACAAAAGTAGAAATTATAACTGGTGATGAATATTATCAAACATATGAAGATGTATTTGGTGATATTGCTTACCGTGATAATTCACTATTCAACGATTATGGCCAACTATGGAATGGCAGACAATTTTTTAAATATGATTTTGACCCTAGTTTAACAGAATCATATTCTTATAAAAACTTAAACAAGAAAGCGAGTTAATTATGAAATACAATGAAGATAAAATAATCAAAGAAATTTCAGATTATATAAAATCAACTTATGGTGAACATTACAGTACCACTAAAGATGGTTTTCAAGTACAAGATATGCTAAGACAATTAGGCATTGATAAAGATTTCTGCCAGGCAAATGCAATTAAGTATCTATGTAGATACGGCAAGAAACAAGGCAAGAATAGAAAAGACTTGCTAAAAGCAATTCACTATATTGTTTTATTAATGAGTAGTGAAGATAACAAATAATTTAAGGAGACTATACTATGGCAATTGATACAAACATAAGTTACTTTAAAGAAGATGTAGGTAAAAACCTATACAGAAAGAAAACTTATTATACACTTGTGATTGAACAAGAAGTATTGGCAAAAGATAAAGACGAGGCAGATGTAAAATTTAGTGAATGTGGTATTGACCACTCACAGATTAACCACGAGATAACCGAAACAAAAGATGGTGTTGAAACTTATATGGTTGACGCTAATTATTCAGATAGTGGTGATACCGAATATATCGGTAAAGTACAATATGAAGATGAAGAATATGCTGAAGAAGATGGTTTAGTAGAGATTAACTCTTATGCTGAAGAAGTTACTAAAACACCATATACGGTAGGTGAAGGAATTTAACAAAGGAGAAACTATGATAGAAACAATCGCAACAATTG